CAAAGGTAATCTTAGAGCGCCACATATTAAGATCGCTCCACTCTTCACGAAAACTAATAGGTTCTGCTCTTACATTACGAAAATGAAAAAGAGCATCGTCGTTGGTATCTAATTGAAGAAGATCACCTGTCCAAGCGTTGTTATAAGTACCGTCGTAATTAAGAGGCTCGCCCTGTCTGTAGTCCAGGACAGCCAGATGACGGTTATACAGAGCGTCATACAAAAACTCTGTAAGGTCATCCCTCTCAGAGCTGGAGGTTGCGTGTATGTGAATAGTCACATTCCTCTTAGCAATTCTTCCAGGTCCGAGCTGGTAAGGTCCCTTGTTGTAAGCTCCCATCTCTATAGCAATCAAAGGGGAGTCTGGAGGGTTAGTTCCAGGCCAACCATCAATAACAGAAACGTAGTACTGATAAAAATCTACAGTGGTGGGTACCCCATCAGGGGTGCTGGTACCTCCACTGGCGATGATTGCGCCGTCGAGGTAGTTGATGTCATAATAAGAGCTATCAATGACCGCACCGCTCCCATTGTATACAGTAACACGGGTAGTTTGTTCGTCAGACGGGACGGAGTTTACTACACTGCAAAGGTCCGTAGATCCGTAAGGCTCAAAATAAACCCAACCCCTTCCCTCATCTAAAAAATTAGGAAGCCAAGTAATCTCCGCTTCGAAGCGGGACTTATCTCCGTTGTAGTTGAGGGGTACATTAACTACCCGCTCTACCCACTGCAGAGGTAGCAAGGTTTCTTTAATCCAGTGCTGGAGGCTCATATCCTCCATTCTGACTAGCGAAACGATGCTCATAGTTTTCGACCCTCCTTGGCTGCTTTTATTGCCCGCTCAATAAACGGTTTCATTCTAAACTCATTTAGAGCCTCGGTGAAAATATCCAAGGGAGCATAGCCAGAAAAGGGATGACGTGCTTCGTCAAAGGACGATACTGCGCTCCAACCTTCTGCCTCGAACTGGGTACGGAACTATCAAATTACGTTCTAGGTCTTCAAGTAATTTGTTCTTAAATTCTGTTCTCCAAAGAGCAGGATTGGTAGGGTCGTCTGGAAGTGAGTTCATTCGATCGGAAAGTCTGTCATACCCGTCCATAATACGATCAATAAGGTGAGGCATAGCTTCGGTTCTAACTACCACAACAATATTGTGCTTAATAAGATCCTGACGATTCTTGATTATCTTCCTGAGGCCGCTGGTATCTATATTAACAGATGCTTTAAATACCATTATCTTCCACTCAGACGACCTCTCTGATCTAAGATGTCAGATGCATTCTTAATTCTCTTCCTCGGGTCGTCATCCCTACTTAGTTTGTCTCCACTACCGTAATCACCACTTGTACGCTGACCTTCGTCTACAGTCTGCATCAGCGTTTCACACACAGCGTCTTCTCCGCCCAGTCCTCTTAAGAACGGAGGCTTAAACTTAGCCATCTTGACGTTGGTGTTGATAAAGAATACCTCGTTATTCAGGAGAAGCTCATAATTGCAAGGGAGAGTCTTTACAGTTACCAAACTGATACCTTGCTTACCCGCAGCTTCGCTCATAAAAGAACCTCTTCTTCCCGTCTCAGAAAAAAAGTTAATCATAGCCTTAATACAGATCTCCTTGTTAGTAAAGATCTGACCGTCACCAATACATACAGGGCAACGTCCCTCGGTAAAGGAAATAGGACTAATGTCTCTGGAATCACTAGTGCCGTCAAAAATAATCGTAGGAGTAACAAATGTAGAATCAAAGACATTGGAGGACTTCTTGTTGATAGAGTCCCAAATGCAGTTAGGACAGTCCACGAACATAGGACTCTCCTGAACTACAACGAGATCCTGCGACAGGTCAGTAATCAGCTGCTGGACCTTCTTCTTGTAATCCTGCTTCATCTTCTTAGTTACTAGTTTTCTCGGCATTAATCTACCCTATAACCAGTAATGTTATATGCCGCTGCGTACCTAGCACACTCAATGATATAGTCCATCTTTCTCTTAAGGTCCGTTAGATCTTCAGTTCGAGAACGAATCATGGAGGTGTTATCATAGGTAGTATCTCCATCTACGATCTTGAATCCTCCAGAAGACACGTCTCTAATCTCACCTTCAAGTAGGAGAATAGAGGCCTGCATGATTCTCATCTCTGTAGTAATAGCATCCTCAGCTAAGCCGCAGGATACTAGTAGATTTCGTGAGCGGTCATATGCCATTAGAATCTCACGATCAGAGAATCTAAAATGGTTGTAGTATACGTCTAAAGACCCTGTGATGCACGGTGCAGTACCACTAAAAGAGAGATAGCGATAACCAATAACCTGAGGGTCATTGATATCGGTCTTTTCAACACCGTTGAGCAGCACCTTTTGAGGCCACCCTTTCCACTCCTCTAGCTCCCATGTACAGCCATCCGGATCAATCTGGGCAGCGCATGCTGCATTAGACTGAGGATCAGACGCTCTGTAAAGGTCTCTCTCGATCAATCCGCTGTCACCTAGGGTGATACGAATAGATTCAACAATAAGCCTGTCATCGTCACTTAGAGCGATCTCAGGAGGGTATGTAGCGGTACTCTCGGGTACCGTGTACTCGGAGAAAATACCAGTCTCCTGAGCCACTTCCGAGAACACGCTGGATACCATTGTGGTACTGTGGTAATACTGTGCCTTGTAGTACAGCTGTGGTGTACTGGTCAAATCACAATAGATGGCAGGCGTCGCAAAATCAATCTCAGCGATCATGCTGTAAGGGCCGTTGACACCCGTAGCTCTAAAGATCCTAACCGTATCGAAGAGTGTCCCCACTGCCGCGGCGGAGGGGGCGCTGATTGTTAGAGTACCATTTACGATACTGTCAATAATTGGCTTGAGGACAGACATTTATTTAGATTCCTCCCTTAGTAGACTTCCTCCAATCTTCTCTGTATGAGGCGTCTGTGTTCTTCTTTGTGAGAAAAATGATTGGATAAACCTAAGGCACGCTTCA